TGTATCCAAGGTAGGTTGCAATTGTAATATTCTGATCCGATACAGTTTCGTACTGGATCAAATTATCCTGCTGTAATTTAGTGTAAACAGCTGAATGCATGGCAATCGCCTTTAATTTATCAGCGTTGTCGCCTAATTTTTGCTTTGCGTCCAGCGTAGACGATCCGCCAATTACAGCAGCATCACCAGTTTCTGCTGAAATATCCAGCACGTTTGTAGCTGCCAGAGTTGTTTCCACGCCTTTTAGCGAATTAAACAGCACTTTTGACCGTTCACCAACCCAAAATTTAGCCACTTTTGATGCGATAACTGCCATTGGGTCGGCTCCTGATAGCGCTTCTGCCAGGTCATTCACGCCCCATGCTTTTCCTCGCATATGGAGTCGTGCCGCATCCTGCCCGGTTGTAATTGCATTAACTGTTAATGATCCTGAGTCTGTTAATTCCTCGGAATCACCTGTCAAGTCGTTGAAATAAGGCATCTGAATTGTCAGACCGCCCGCTGTTGCCAGCGCATTTAATTGCGCATCGTTTGAAATTACGCCCGATTGCACGAAAGTATCTAATCGGTTTGTTTCCTGTACCACATAAGGGTTAAAAACCTCAGGTACAATAATGTCAGAAATTTTTGTTGCTGCCATTTATGGCCTCCTTATAGTTTTATTTTCCAGCCGCTTCTTTGAGCAGCTTGTATTTTGCGGGGTCTTTTAAAAATAATTCCCCCTGCTTTGTGAGATCGAATGTTTCCGGCTTAAATGGATTCACCGATGGGGCTGGTTCTCCGCCGTTTGGCGTGTAATTGGTAATAACTTCCCCGGTATTAAATAAATATCCTGCTGACTCTTTCAACGGTGCTATGGTTTCTTCTAAACCTATGATTTTCCCGCTTTGGTCATAACTGAATTTATCAATACCGCCCTGCTTAAAAATGATGTAGTCCGGGTCTTTTGCCCCTAATGCGGTTAATTGCTGCTTTAGGGCGAACTCCTTCTTCATCGTGTCCGAATCGCTCTGCAACTGAGCAATCGTGGCTTCATGCGCTTGTATCGCCTGTTGTAGCGTTTCGTTTTTGGACTCAGCTTCTTTCAGACTGTTGATGGTCTGCTCTGCTGTCTCGTATTTCGATTTCAGGTCGTCTCTTTCCGCTTCGATGGTCTGAACATCCGCTTTGGCCGCTGTAATCCCGGCTCCATGCTCGCTCATGATTTGGTCGATAACGTCTTTTTCTAATCCGAGGTCTTCTAAAAACTTGCGTTTCATGCTGTTTTCCTTTCGTCCTACGCTTTTTACGTGGTTGCATCACTTGGATTCCTTAGTTTTACGACTTAGGAACGGTCAAGATTTTGGGTATTAAAAAAGAACCTGTGACCCTGGTTCCAAGGGAGATATTTTTCACCCCGTTTCGATTAAGATTTTGGGTATAAAAAAAGCACCGGCTAGGGTGCGGTGTTAGATTTTACTGGTGCCTTCAACGCCTCGGGCTTCTCGGTCGAGGGTTCTTTTTCTTAACCACATCAGCGCTTCTTCCAGTTTCGTAATTACTACTGCGTTTTCTCTACTGGAATATTCGCTGTGCTGGAAGGATTGAATCCTCGCTAAAACCATCAAGATCAAATCCTCATTGCAAACGCCATTGATTCCATTTTCTTTTATAGGACCTTCCTGAAAATTCACCGTCTCAATGACTTCTAGTGTTTCAGCGTTGATCACCTCAAAATGATGAGGAGCGTTGAATTTTTGCAACTCTTTGTCTTCACATCCTACTTTTGTGTATTTTTGAGTACACAACCCATTAATTATTTCCATTTTATTTTTCTCCTTCTCTCGGACAAATACCATTCTCTTCATAATGGCAATGCCAACGATTTATACAGAATTTGCAGCGTTCATCTTTGGGATAATCTTCTAGGGGATCACTATTTTTCTTTTCCATAAGCAGAAACTCCAATTTAATAAATTAATTTGAACCCAAGCAATAGCGTAATGGACACCGTTTTCCCAATATTTCGTAATATAGTGATGCATTTTAATCCTCCTTTGTGAATTTATCCAACCATTCCTGGTATTTAATATTACTGTCAATATAAACCGTTTTGCCGTCTTTATTTCTTGCCGCGCGTTTTGTGTTAATCTCAAATTCATCATCAAATGAGGGCGATTGAAATGTCCTGCAATTACAGTGGAATGGCGCAGCCGTAACACCTGGTTTAAACCGTTTCTGTTCAAATACTTTACCGTCCATAAACTGACATATTTCCGATGTTTTCATGTCTAATGTGGCCACTATTTCATACTTTTCAACTCCCAAATCGTCAAAACAATCTTGTTGCGCCCGAGAACTAAAAAAAGCTGATTCCGTTACGACAATTCGCTTTGCTTTGTAATATTCAGTATTCAATTCTTTCATCAATGTTTTCGATATTTTTTCATACCCCTGACCGGATATTGTACCTTGAGTCAGTATTTTATCAACCGTTGCCACCAGCTGTTTTTTATCATTCCAGATGCGATCTGAGAATGTTTTAGCGTCCAGAGTCCATGGTTGCTTGAGCAAATTGTTTATTTTTTTATCGTCAAGCTTCATGAGGTCAAAGCCAACTCCTACGCCTTTTTGAATTTCATAGGCGGTGTGTAAATAACCGGTTTTATACTGATTCGCAAGGAATGTGTCGAGTGAATCGAGTTCATTCCCGTATACTGCTTCAATTTGCTGCTGCATCTGCATTTGCAGCGCCTGCAGGCGGTCAACGTGAAATTGAGTTGATGCTTTTTCAAGCTGTTCCGCCCATTCATCAGTATAATTAAGCGTTTTGCCTTTTTTGATATACTCTTCAACATCCATCTTGAAGTCTTTCAGTTCCGGGGATGTCAGTAATTTTTTAGCATCTGCGTAACTGACATTGTTATTTGTAGCGTACCTCATATACCAGGAATCGAGTTCCTTTTGAATGTTTTTAATCGCTAAATCGTACTGCTTTTCAACATTGTGATAAAACTCAATAGCATCTTTATTCTGTTGATTCTCGAGTATTTCAAACCGCTTTTTCCAGTAATCAGCTGTTTTCTGTCTGGTTGTTGGCATCCGTCGCACCCCCAAACGCCCCGGCATAATTTTCCATGGATTTCTGTTTTTCTTCTTCCAGATCGTCAATTTCCGCTTGCACATCTTCAACAAATGGATGGTTTGCCAATATCGACCGCTGGGAGACAATCCCGGCTGATTTCTGGCAAATATCAGCATTTTCAGTATCGTTAGTTATGGCCGTTCGTGTCCATATCTGGATAATCGATTTTACTTCGATATTCAAATATTGGCAGATGGCCCGGATGAACTCGCCGAAACCTAATTTGAACTCAGTTTCCATCAACCCGGCTTTCAGTTCCAAAAGGGAATACATGAATTTTAGTGCCACGCCGCTTGCATTGCCGAACTGTTCCGGCTGTGGATCAACGCCTTGGCCTTTTTCAAAAATCTCTTTCCTGGTAATGCTGAGTAATTCCTTCCGGGCTTCGATGGGGATATCAATGTTCATGGTATCGACCCCAGACTTATCAGAATCGCCATAATTATTAGCTTTGATGGTCTTGTATTTCTTAATGTTGCCCATGAACTCGCTCAGGCTCTCGCCCTCGTAATTGGTCAGGACGAATATAATCTCTTGGATATCCTCCAAATCGTTGACGAAACCGCTATAAACCTTGTCGTAACTGTCAATATGGCCCTTAATATCGCTCAGGTCTCCCCTTGTCAGGTTATTGTTCCTAAACGGTATAAACGGCACCCGTCCAAAATCATGCTTTAAAATCGGGCTGTCAGCTGTCGTTTGGGTATCGACGATAAAACTCGAGAACATTGAGTAATATTCCAGATCCTCAATCGTGGCGGCGCATGGCTTACGGAATACTTGGCACTCGGTTTCTGTCCAGTATTCGTAGATATCAAACAGAACCCCGGTTTCATTATCCCGTTGCTGGTATCGTCTGAACACTGCTGTCAATTTCTGATTCAATCCGGTTGACCACATCGGGATAACTTGCTTGCTGTCGACCACACCATACTCAAATTGCTTGTTCTCATTTTTCCAGTAATGCAGCCACGCAATCCCGGCGTTGCTGGCGTTAATACACAGGTCTTTGCAGACTTTGGCGTAATTGTCGCCTAAAACATCAGTGATCCGCTTATTTGCTGAATCGTTGCCCACATCGAATAATGGCGGCGCTGTGAACATATACCCGGCCTTTTGATTGACGAGTAGGCCGTGGAAGTTATTGCAAACCCGGTTGTCAGCGTTTCGCAGTGGGTTGTCGGCCTCGTCGGTATTTTCGGGTTCAAACAGGATATCATGCTCGTTCCGGTAATACCGCTCAGCCACTTCGGTTCTGGCTACCAGACGGGAGTGGAGAGTTGTGTATTCTTTTAGTATTTTTTTAGCTGTTTCTAGGTTCAATTCATCACCTCGTCTCATTTTAGGGTAGATAATCCACGTTTTTTAGAGAATAAATCAGTCGAATATCTCAGCGCTGCCATTGCATCGTCAAAAATATTTACTGGCTCATCAATAAATTTCCCGGTCTTATCCTGTTT